TAAGCGAGACCGCTGTTCGCATTCGAGTTGTTGCCAGACCGCAGAACACAGCGGCCTCTACTGCCCGGGAACCATACTCCTGCTGCATAGTGTGTGGTGTATTTGCTGGTGTCAGTCTGATGCACCTTGCTCGGCAAGATGTCACACTTGGCACCATGCACCACTCTCACAACGCAGTTACCTCCGCTGTTCACACTCTGCACAGTTCGCTCCGTCTTCTTCACTGGGTCGTAGATGTGGAACACATAATCTACAGGATCTTCGTTCGTCTCCACGCAACGGTTCTTGTAGAACGTCTCGTAGCTCTTCACATTTCCTGCAATGTAGTCCATCCACTCACTATCACAGCCCACATAGTGTTTGAGTCCCATGATTGAGTTCATGGAGTTGCCCACATACGATGTGTCCGCCATGCCGATGTCGTCACGACTGTTCAGCGTACTGTCATGTGCACCATTGCCAACAACAGACTGCTCATTGGTCGTTCCATGGGTCGCCCACCATAGGTTGCTGATTTCCTTGTGCTGCTCATAGTCTTGGAGTTGGTAGCCCTCTCCGCGCATGTGCGCACTGTTCTGGAAATCCTTGTCAGTGTAGTGCATTGTCCCGGTCGGCATTTCGGTCGGGTTACCGTCCGTGTCGTATGCCCATTCTGACGAGGTCTGTGAAGTGCCGTCACCTTTCTTTGAACGTACTGAACCCGATATGCTTCGAGGTCGTTTCAGTCCGTCAATAGTGATGGGGTATGTTCCCACAAGACTGTCGAACTCACCAACGGTGTGCTCAGTCCATTCTGGTTCTATTGCCTCTATATGCTCGCTGTCAACAGCAAGACACTTTATGTCGCCAATGTCACGATACGAAGTGAAGTATATCCACTTGGCACCGTTTGGCACATCGCAGAACACATAGTTACCGATTGAGAAGTCGAAGTAAGCGTGACTCACCATCATAATGAACTTGCCCACGATCTTGCCGTTTGCATCCGTAAAGACGGCACCAAGACGAGCGTGGTTAAGTCCCGGCCATCTTACCTGCTTCATGCCCTCAACGTCCATACGGTAGGCATTCGCATTGGCTGCTGTGGCAATAATATTATCGCCAACTGTCTCGCCAACTGTTGCCTCGTCAGCATACACGCCTGAATTTTCAGCATAGAGCAGCTCTGAAAGCAATGCCTCCCTTCGGTTGTTTACAGTCGATAACGGCTCATTATCTGTAATTGAGTGAATGATATACTTTACTTGGTTCTTGTAGTCGTTCACGCCCTTGTACCAATAATGAGGCAAGTGGTGGAAGATGTCAAAGCCTTCACCTGCGCTGTCGCCCACATCGAAGCTCTCACCACTGGCAAGAGTATTGAAGTCTGCATCGCTCAATTGCACACCCTCCATCTGTTTCAGCTTGGAGTTGTATGTACACTTGTAAGCATGGGTGTCCTGCAATATCTTCAGTGTATGGCCGCTTGCCACAAAGCTCTTATCGTAATCGGCTCCTGTCAGGTTCTCGGGGTTGCTGTACTTCTCGCAGAAGTCACCGCTCACCACATCGTCTATCTTTATGACAGAGAATTGCGAGTTTATAACTTCAAGGTTCGGGAAGTAACGCTTCAGCTCCGCAATCTCACTCTCCTCTGAAAGTAGGGTCAGGATCCATCTTCCTATAAGCCCGCTACACTGGCCGCTCTCGTCATAGTCTGCTCCGTTTGCGTCTATGCCTACGGCTCCATTGTTCTTGATGGCTCGCAGCAGCTCAACGCTTTCCGTAGCAGCAAGGCCGGCTATGCGTACACTCTTCAGCGCACTGGCCGTGGTTACCTCTCGCAGCAGCGTCATGGCATCTATCTTCGGGCTTCCGTCCAAAAACAGCTTCGTCACCTTAGCCATTCCGTCAATGGTCAGACCACCGGGGTAGGTCAGATTAGGAAGGTTCTTGAAGTACAGAGTCGTCATAGTACCCGGAAGATGCAGCGTATCAATAGGCGAACTCTCAGCAAGTGTGATAGACTTCAACAGACTTCCTTCTGCCAATACCTTTCTGAGGCGAGGACACAGCGAGGCGTTCACATCGGTGATCATCGTGTTCCTGATGTCTATCTCTTCCAAGAAAGGCATCTGCCCTAAGTTCAGCGTGCTCAGTATGTCGGTGGTATAGGCAGGAGTATATCCTTCACCGCCAATGACGAGCTTGCGCAGTAAGGTACACTCGCTCAGCATCCAGTTTGAATTCTTAGGAGAACAACCGCTGATGTCAAGCTCGCTTATCTTGTCTGCACCGAAGATGTAGATGAGCTTACCGCCTTCTCCTGCTGCAACCTCTGTAAAGGTGTGGCTCTCGCCTTCCTTCAGATAGCAACTATACTTGGCTGATGAGGTGGAGTCCACGCCCATGGCGAAGTAACCGTCCTGTGCTGCCGTTATCTTCACCGTGATGGGTCCCATAACACGGTCTTGGAAGAAATGACGGAACAGATCACCGGTCTGGAAGTAGCCGTCTCTGTAAGCGAAACGCTTGCGCTGGAAAGCTGGCAGACTCTCCAGTCGCAGACCATGCAAGGCAGGATAGTGGTTGTCGGCAGCGGTAGCTGTTTCTATATACTTGCGCTCTCCGTCAAACGAACTTACCACCTTTGGCCATTTCAAGATGCGGTCTATCATCCAATAGCGGTAGCAGCCGTCAGTAGAGAAGATTTCAAGGCCGGCCTTGGTCTTCGTAGCACGCATCTTTGCCGCCGTGTCATGAAGAGTCAGCGTCTCCGTGCCTGCATCATCAAGCCATACGCCTTCGCCTCTGTCAAACAAGGCATAGCTCTGTTGGAACATTACGCCGTCCCATCCTTGATACAGATGGCTCGCTGCTCCGTCCATATCCCAAGGTATGGTCAGGTAGCAGTCGTTGTCAGCCTCGTCACATGAGTCACCGTCATACCAATGGTTGAAGTAGTAACGCATTCTTCCGTCGGTCTCCAAGTAAACAGCAATCATCATGTTCTTGGCTCGCTGGTCCACGGTGGCTTTGTAGTCGCTCGCCACAACATAGCAGTGAGTTGAATGGGGAGAGTAATACTTGTGCATTTCCTGCTGCCATTTCTTTCTGCGGTTCTCCTTGGTACCGGCTACGGTTTTGCCACCAAGGGTAATGGTTGTGCTTGCACCGGCTCCGTTGAATACCTTTTCGCTGCCATCAGGGTTCTTGGCGGCGTTCTCTTCGGCATTGTCGGTCAAGTTCTGGTTACACTGCTGACAGAAGGCCAACTCTCTATACAGCTGGTACGGAACTTTCTTGCCCGACGCATACAGGGCGTTCAAATCGTCGTCGTCAGGGTAGCGCATTTCGTAATAAGTGCTCCACACTGGAACGTCACCATCGTCGGTGTGCAGCGTCTTTAGCATATCGTCCACACTGTTCACGCCCTGCTGCCAACAGAACTCTTGATATTGCCTGTACTCGTAGCACTCCACAGGGTTCAGAACGCGGCCTTGCACACTCCATTTCTTAGTGGCATTGTCATAAGTCATGGTGCCTGTGGTGTCCTTCCATGCTCCTCCTTTATACTGCACATACTTTCCGTCAGATGTCTTGTAGGCTGTTCCCCAGTCGTAGTTCTTAACATCGTCTGCCTGTACCTCGGAGAGTGTTTTGTCAAGCACATGACTGTCTTCCACGGCCACCTCACCTATCTCTGTCATGGTTCCGGTACCATCGTTCTCAATGAAGCGTGTTTCCGGACCACAGAACTCACTCAGCATATACAGCGTGCCCGGTATCAATGAGCTTGTGTCTGAAAGAACACTGGCCTTGTAGGTCTCAATGGTGGTATCTCTCGGAGCTACCATTTCCTTGAAGTCGCCATAGTTCACGCAACCGTAATTATATCCCTTAACGTCCTCAAAACCGAAGAAGTGGGGATTACCCTTGTCGGCATTGAAGTTTGCCTTCGAGTGGAAGTAGGCGTTCTCAGGAAGTGTAGCGGCCTGTGTCCCCTTGTCTTGACCTATGCGGTAGTCGGTACGGAAGAGGGCACACGTCACACCGTCAATGCTCGTATGCAGTTCTTCGCTCTTGTCGGTGTTGTGTCGCTGTGCAGGGGTCATATAGTCACTGCCAAGGGCTATCTGCGTGTCGTTCATAAGCTCCATCATGGCACAGTTGTTGGCACCAGCAGAGTCCGAGTAGTCAACCTTGATGGTAATGTTCTGTATAGGCGTACTGCCTTCCTTCACGCGGATCTTCTTTTTCTTCGCAAGAGCTGCTGCGTCGTCATACTTGGCAAGAATAGTCTCATCACCATTGTACATCTCACTAATCTGCTCTCTTGTGTAGAGCATTCTAATCCTCTTCGCCTTCTTACCCTTGCCCTTCTTATTCTTGACACCGTAGGCAAGTGTCGAAGTTCCTTGGTTTGTCGTCGGGATGGCTTCAATAACGCAGTTTGCCCACGGACGGTCGGGGAAATAAATATACCAGTCCATCAAAACGGACGTTTTTTTGTCCCTCAAACCTTCGATGTAGTCAGGATAATATATCTCGCTGTCCGTTACCGCGCCACCGTCTTTGCTAAGGTTCTTGTCCGAAGTGCGCGTCATTGCCACAACCATGATACCGCGGTCTAACAACTTTTGCATATCGGGGCGTGGTTTCGTCGTGCCCTCAGCTGTAACATCGCTCATAACTTGGTTCTGCTCATACTCGGTCAGCATGGCAGTCGTGTCTGTGAGGTTCACGATGTAGTTGTTGAATGCTTGGATGAAGTCATAGTAGGTGTTCCAGCGTACCACCTCGTATAGGTAGAGGTCGGCATCTGTACCGTCGAAGTGTATCATGTCCGCAATGTTAGGGAAGCCGTTGACGGTGCTGATGGGAACACACGCTGCAGCATCACCGTTTTGGAACACCTTGCACAGCATCACACCGCTATAGGGTGCTCTGGCTTGTGGCTCTATCACAATGTCTATGCGATATACGGTGTCGTCAAGGTAGGAGGTGGCGGCGGTTGTCTGAACGTCTTTCAGGGCTTCGTCGCTGTCTCCGGCGGTGGTCACGATGAATTTCTCTCCGGTAAGCACAAAACCCAATCGCTCGCCCATACACCACATAATCTTTGCATTACGTTTGGCAATGTTCTTAACCTTGAATGTAAAGCTTAGTGCCATACCGTTGGTGGGTATGTCCTTGCTTGCCAATGGTGTGTCGCTACATGCTGCCGTCACATTCTCAGCCACACGTAGTGCCATTCTGCCGTCTGCTTTTTCTGTACCGAAGTTGTCTGCGACAAAACCGTTGCTCGACCAGTTGCTGCCGTTTACCTTCACTTCCACCATGCTGCCGTCTGAGCAGGTGGCTTTGATACTCTTGTCGATGTCGTCGTTACTTCTGCCGGCAAAGTTCAATTTGTAGTATGCGCCTTCGGTCTCACTGATGGCAAGCATACTGCCGTCAATAACAACTTTTAGTTGCTCCGCCAGATGTACCTCGCCACACGTTGCGTCGAAGATCAATGTGTCACCGTCGTTATAACCCACAATACGTTTCTCTATCGTGTAGTAACTGCTGCGGTTCATAACCTTGTTGGCAATCGTTTCTGTCTCGTCAGCGGTCTCGTTCTTCACCTTCACCTCTACATTTGGGTTGGCGTTGTCTCGCTGATAACAGGCGATGTCAAAACTGACGGTCTTGAAAAGCTTTGTCTTGCCATCGCTGTCGTCGTACCATCGTGCCACAATGATAGGCTTCGTGTAGTCGCTCACGCTCTCGCGCTGCTCTATCACCATAACTGCGGTATGAAGCGTGTTACCTTCCAGTCCTGATGCTACGTCCTGCCCTTGTATGCGCAGAGGATATGCGCCGTGGCCCATGCCTTGTGGGTCGATGGTCACGTTATGGGTGTAGGTGTCCTTAACCAATACACTCTCCAGCGTCTCCCAAACGCCGTTGCGGTATATCTCTATCTTCGTCTGGATACCCTTGTCTGAGGCATTGTTTGGGAAACGATACATGGGGATACTTACCTTCTGACCGCCAACCTGCAATGTGGTGCTCTTCGTATAGCTCAGTGTCTGGCTGCTCTCTACGGTCACATCAACGGCTATCATTTCCACGTTTCTCGTGGCTGTCTTGCCGGTGGCATCGGTGGCTACGGCTTGCAGCTCTACGCTGCCAGCACTGGCTGCAATGGTGCTTAGGTCAAACTCGAAGGTGTACGACTTCAACGAGGAACTGCTTGCCTGATTGGGCTTGAATGAGGCTACGGTGGTCTTGGTCGTGCGATTGATAAACACCACACTCTGTATCTTGTTGTCCTGCGATGATCCATCGGATAGCTGGGTCACACTGCGGATGGCGGCTTTCAGTATGGCTGTACCTCCTGCACGGACATAGAAGGGGTCGTTCTCAAAGTTGATGGCAAGTGTAGTTCCACCGCCACCTCCAGTACCGGTGCCCACACTGAACTGGGCTTCAGACAGGGTGTCGCCAGCCTTGTTTTTTAGCTTCAGTGATACGCTGCCTTCTTCCTCTGTAGCCTCTATCTCCGTTGGCACAACCTTATACGCTCCTCCTGTAGAGAAAGCGTCTGTACCGCCAGCTTCCATCGTGTCGCTCGCCACAAGTTTACTGCCGCCGCCGAAGTCCTGCCAAAGCCCGGCCTCGTAGAAGTCCGCGATGGAGTCGCCCTGATACTGTTTGGTCTCTACCTTATTGGCTTCCGTCGTGTAACTTATCACCAAACCGCGCTTCTGATAGTTCACACTTGTTGTCTCTTGATAGGTTTTCAGAGCTGCAAGTGCGGTGCCAAGGGTGTAGAAGCCTGTAGGTAGAGGGGCTATGATGTCAATGTCTATCATCGACTCTGAACCCTGTACCATCGAGCCGAAGTCTTTCCAGTTCTCTGTGTCGTACCAGTTATTATCTTCCGTATTGGCTCCGATATACTGGTAAGTCTTCCAAGTGCCTTTCTTCAATGCGAAGGTTATCATCAGGCCTACTGCAGCCTTGCCATTTTCCTTCGCTGCGTGAACAGCTGAATTGGCCGTATCGTCGGTATCACACAACACATAGTAGTGTCCTCCCTGCTCCACCGTCGGGTTGTAAATGCTGGCAGAGCTGCCGCTGCCACCAATTCTCTGCATCTTCTTGTCAACGATACGGAACAACTCGTCTGCACAACAATAGATATGGTCCGCACGTCCTACGCTGTCGGTGTTATACATTTCTTCCGGATAACCGTATGTCTCTGTACTAACACCTCCGAACTTACGGAAGCACCACTCTCCTTCGTAGTCCAAACTTGGAGCATACCACAAACCACGACTCGGTGCCTTGCCGGTACCGTCCCACACTCCATCAAAGCGAAGAATGTTTATACCCTCAATGCGTATGTTCGCTGTCTGGAGTGTGCTATTTAGCTCGGCTCCCTCGTCACCGGGATATGCAGTGCCACTGGTATGGCCCAATGCCAAGTCCGAACCTATTGCAACAAGCGTGCTGCCTCCCCAACGATAAGTCTTGTTGGCTGTAACGTCTATGTAAATCTTGCCGCTGTGTGGCACACGGCCTTTCATAGTGCCCTCACCGTAAAGGTCACCGTCTATCCAGTTGTTGTAGTAAGTGATGGTCGGGCGCAAGTCACCTTCCGTTTTCGATGGCTGCGTATATTTCAGCACAAAAGCCCCAGCGTCTTTGCTGAAGACAACGCTACAGTTCTCGTCCGTTGAGTATTTGTTTAACGACATCATCTGCGAAGTAATGTCATTGAAGCTTCCGTTGAACTCAAGCACGTCGTCCACATAGTCGGGCAGATACTGCGAAGGTATCTGGTTCTGTTCGTCCAACGGCGCAAGTCCGTTGGGCTGTCCTTTGGTGTTCTTGAATGATGTGAGGTCTTTCTGCACACCGCTGATGCTGCTCGCAAGTTCAGTCTTGTTGTCGCTTACAGTCTTCTTCAGTGTGTTGATGTCGCTCTGAGCTGTGCCCATCTTTGTGTTGAGGGTGTTGATGCTCTCGCCTTGCGTGGTCTGTGTAGAACGTAGGCTGCGCACGTCTTCCTTGTTCTGGTTAACGTCCACCTTCACGGCTTCGAGGTCGGCTGTCATTCCCTCCACGGCTTCCATGTACTCGGTGCTATCAACCGTAGGATTACCCTTCAGCAGCGGATTACCGTTGCTGTCAACTTGCGCTACCCATGTACCACCGTCAGCTACATAGAGCTGGCCAAGATGATCTGACGCTGCACTGCCTTCTACGGTCACCAACGCCCACCATCCTTCATGAGGATTAGGGTAAGCCTCGCGTAGCTGTGCCGCCGTTTTGAACAGGCCTTTGTTCGGGCCTTTTATGTTCTTGGCTTCAAGCCAGCCGTCAACGGTCAGATTGTGGCCGACCTTTGCCGAACCGCGTATGGTGGCCTTGCCGCCGATGTTAACGTCACGACCAACCGCAACGTCACCATCTATCTGTTTTGTTGGTATTGAACTCATTATTCAAAAATGCTTTTTGCCAAGGTGTTCATTGCGGCTGCTTGCTCGCTCGCACCATAGGCGGTTAATACTAATGCAGCCGTAGTATAGACCACGGCTGTGTAACAACGCTCGCTGATGTCTATGCCGTCCTCCTCGTCTATGCTCGGATAAGGAATGTATGAGGCACGTTTCACGTAGGCTTCCTCACTGTTGCAACTGTAGAACTCCAACACCTTGCCCTCGGCACGGTTCACTACGGCACACACCGGCTTCTGGACATTGCCACGAATACCCTTGTATCTTGACGATTGCAGGTCATACAATGGGTCGTCTGCTGATATGGCCATATAGCAGGTGCGTTCCCAGTCGCTCATGCGAAAGGCAACAAGACGCATGAAATCATCGGGCAGCAGAGTCCAACCGCTTCCGTTCTCCTCCCAGTAGATGGCATCACCAAATACGTGACCTTCTTCCAAGTAGTGAACGGGAGCGGACGACTCTACACGCCGAACGGCTTCCACTATCTTTGAGCGGATGATGTCATTCAACGATAAGGTGTCAATGTCCTCATCGCTGATGAGCTGCTCGCTTGTCTTGTTCTCGTCAATGGCAATGCGCACGTCACGCTCCACGACTTCGATTTTGTACACCATACCGTCGCTGTGATTACTCGGTTACAAAAATGATTTTAACTCCGTTTGCCTCACCAATGGCTACGATGTCAGCACGGTTCTTCATCGTACCACTCTTCACGCCAAAGGTCTTCGTGAGATAGTCCTTGGCTTCCTGATTGGTACTGAACTCAACTTCTGTAAGGCCGTCTTCGTTATCGCTCTCGCTAAGCTCGGCTGCATCTTCTTCTGTAGATGGAACCTCGTTTTCGATAGGTTCAATGTCAACTTCGGGAGCAGGTGTGTCCGCACTTGCAGACTCGGCCTCATCAGCATCTACTGCATTGGTTTCCTCAGTCGGCTCGTCCGCTATGTCTTGGGGTTCTTCAACCTTGGCAGCTGTTGCCGTCACTGGCTTTGCCTCTGCCGGGGATGGTGCTTGCTGCGTGCTTGGCTTGGCAGGATTACGCTCAATGCGTACCTCCTCGTCAAGTTCAATGGTGTCCACCACCGTAATGCGTCCGCGCTTAAACTCACTACTGTTTTCAATAGCGTGCTGCACAAGGAAGTCGCTTGTCGTGTACTTCGCAGGGTTTTGTCCGATGGCGGTCATTGAGCCGTCAGTGAACAATACTTTGAGCGTGGCTCTGCCTATCTTGATGATAGATTGATATTCCATCATGCCGTGCACTCCGTAGGTTATTCTCTTCTTTTTCATTGTCATTGAATGATGATAATAATAAAGGCGGACGGCATTGCTACCTATCCGCCTCTATTTGGTTGATGATTGGTTTAATTAAAACTTCTGATTACTCGGTTGCCATAACCTCACCTGCATACTCAATCCATGCCTCGCTCTTATACTGCCACATCTGACCGCTAACGGCCTCGGCATTGATGCCCGGACAATCCTGCAACAGGTAGTACACACCTCCCTCAACTGGTGATGTAGGTGCTTCCGCGCTGTCCCACAGATGGATCTGCACAGCTGTGCTGTTCTCGCTGTCACCCTCACCGTTAATCCAGATATGGCACGAGCCTTTGAGTGCAAGTGCATCCCACACAAGGATTGCCTCGCGTGTTGCCTCCTCGCCCTCAACACGGTCTTTCGACGAGTGCTCTGCCGAATACTGGTAGTGCACAAGACGGTCAGGCGCAACGATAAATGCAGAATTGCTCCACTTCAAACGGTCAAGGGTTGGATCGTGCTTGAACTCGATGTCACCAAACACGGTGTGGAAATTGGTCACCACCCAGCCTACAGGGTTGGTCTTGGTAGTAATTTGAATTTCAGGGTGCTTCGAGTAGTCGATGCACTGGATATTCTCCAAGAAGTTCTTGCCAGCAAGGGCAATAACACTCTTGGGTACGTCCTCGCCTGTAAAGACCATCTTCGCCAAAGCGATGATTTCCTCAATTGTCCACTTGCCAGTGTGATTGAGTTCCTTCTTCACTTGGTAGCGCACACCTTCGGTGAAGTAGATGGTCTGTGCACCGACCTCGGGGGTCTGAACAGTCATCTTGCCTTTACGACCTGCATAGAGAGTACGGTTGCCGCGCACCTTGAAGTTGGTAATGGCGGCTTCTGCAATCACGGCCTTGCCGAACGGAATTTTCTTCTTCTGCGCTTCGTAGTAGTCAGATACAATCTGGTTCATGCCGCGCTTCTGAAGATAAACCATCTGTGCTTGTGGCACGATGAGGTCGGGGTCAACTTTCTTCTGTGTCTCGTAGAGAGCATTGGAAAGAATGATGAGTGTTGAACCGGCTGGAATTTCCGGAGTGGTACAGCTCTCATCGGTCGTGTTTGCCTTCGGACCGTTTACGGCTCTCACAATCGGGTTGTTCGTGGTTGGGTCTTGTCCGGTTACGAATAGCATGAGGTCTTTGCCCGGAGTCTTTGTCTTGCCGTCTGCGGCATAACCGTCCACACCCTTTACAAGCAGGGTGCCGTAAGGTCTTGGGATTTCGGCATCGTTGGCGAGCAACGGAAGCACGAACTGCTTGGCTGTTCCTGCCGTTACCTTAGTTGTCGAGGTCACACTGGAACGTGGCTCGTCAATCATGTAGTGTTCCACTTCGGGTGAGTTCACCTTTACCTTACGCGCATTCAGCATGAGCTGCATAAGCGGTGTGTCGTCACTCTTGAACTTGTAGAGTTCTTGGTCGAGGTCACTCTGAATGAGGTTACCCGGACCGACTCCGCCAGACGCTCCTGCCACTCCGCTGACGGTAGTGGGTGCTCCCGGCACTTGAGTCTGCACACCGGCTGTTCCGGGTGCAGGGGTGGTGGTTGTAGTGCCACCTACTGGTACGTTTTCTCCGTCCATGTCTTAAAATTTTAATTTGTGAATAATGTTATTTGCTATCGGTCTGTGCGAGGTTGCCGGGGGCTATACCGCCTGTCGCGCTCGCGAGATTGCTTACTGATGCCATTGCGCCCGGCACTTGGGTTCTCAACCCTGCACTCCCGGTCGTTGGCTTTACTTTCTTGCCCTCTGGAGGAAACTTTACGACTTCTCCTTTCATGGCTACATGGCTTCGTTGGCAATGTCAAAGATGCTTTGTGATTTCTGTTTGCCGGGCGCACCGCCATTCTTGCCGTTCAGTGGTGCAGTGCCGTCGCCTTTGTCTCGCTTGCGCAAGCCTTCCACAATTTTGTCATTGCGTCCGGCAACACGTCCCTCTTCACTTGCTGAGGCTACATCGCTGTCATGGTTGATGGCATTCACGAACATTGCAAGAGTCTCTTTCGAGAACTTGCCCATTACACCGTCACGAACCACGGTCAAAACGGCATCAACTACAGCGTCAATCTGTTCGTCGCCCATGCCACGCTCTTCTTGGAACTGACGAAGGGTTTCAAGACTCGCGTCCATGTTCTTCTCGTATTCCTCGTCAAGCTGTCTCGACTTTGCAACACGCTCCACATAGTCCTTGTTGGCTTCGGCAATCTTCTCCTGCATTTCGGGATTGTCAAGTACGTCCTGTATTTCTATGCCGAAGTTTTTTACAAGCCCGACGTAGGGGTCGTTACCATTGTGCATATCAGCAAGGAACTGTGCACTTCTCGGGTCAGCGGCAAACATGTCGGACATGGCCTTTTCCCTGTCCTTGTAGCCGCTAAGATCCTGCTCGTATTGGTCGTAATCGTCGTAAATCTGACCGTAAATCTCCTCATCATCCTCGAACTTCTTGTCGGGATATTTCTTTCGCAGCCGTTCCAACTGTTGGTCGCGTCTGCTCTTAACTCCGTTGTTATCAGCCATTATCTTCAAAATCTTTAGAATGTGTCATATCATTTGCAAAAATACCTATATAAGATGTGGACTGACTTTTAACTTTTGTGACCTCGTTTCTGTAACTTTGAGGAAACAATCGGGCACTTTTATGAAATACTTTGGCAGCATTCTTGAATTTACACGCGAACGTAATAACGACCTCATGAGGGCATATCGGGAGAAACTCGCAGAGGCATCCATCATCGTGATGCCGGTCATCTTCGAACTTGTCGCTCAGTCTCCGGCTTCTCGCTTTTGGGTGAGCGAGGAGAGGGCTGCTATTGTCATTTCAGCAATGGCAGCTGGAAAACCGATGCCAAGGATGAGGAGCAACAAGCGTGAAATGTTTGAGGAGATTTACCGAAGGTTCGTTATACTACGTGAGAAACAGCCCGACAAATCGGTGTACGAACTTGTGACGAAAATAGTAAATCAACCTGCACCGAAATTCTATCTCACGCCTCGTACAGTGGGCGAATTTATTTACCGAATAAAAAATGGATGGTATGACAACCAATATGATAGATACAGAGATTGCACGCTTACTCGCTGAAAACGACCGTCGAAATGAGGTAATGTTCGCTCACTTCGACCCGGTCACGGGTGAAGGGTCCATAGGGGAACGTGTGCGAGTTTGTATCTCTGACTTTGCCATACCCGTCCAATGGCTCCCTGTAGAGATGATGAAAATACAAATGGTGAAGAAACTTGTCAAGGCTGGGTCTATCGACAAGTTTCTTTCGTCTGTTCTCCATGTTGAGCCAAACGATGATGATTACATCAAGGTCTCGCGTAAGCTCATAAGGCTACGCTTCAAACACGACTTTCCTTTCTGGGCGGCTACGCTCGTCTATATCCACAACAAGAAGGCTGGTAAGGACGTGTTGTTCCGGCTTTACTATCCGCAGCGTATTTTGGTGTCTCGTTTTGAGGCGAAGAGAAAAGCTCGTCTCCCTATACGACTAATATTGTTGAAGGCTCGTCAGTGGGGTGGTTCTACTACAACACAGCTCTACATGGCATGGCTTCAGTTCAACCATCGAAAGGGACTAAATTCACTTATCATTGCACATCAAGGAGCGGCTTCTGACGAAATCAAGGATATGTTCGACCTCATGATTGACAGATACCCGGTAGAGTTCCTGCATAAACTGGGTGAGGCATATTCCGAGAACGAGCCGAAGTTGGTTGGTGTAGGTAAGTCTGGCTCCACTCATCGCGTACCACAACGCAATTGCAAGATTAAGGTTGGCACTGCTGAGCGTCCTAATGGATGCCGTGGCGGTGCCTATTCTCTTGTGCATTTGTCAGAGGTCGGTTTGTGGCAAAAGACAGAAGGTAAGTCACCGCAGGACATCGTGCGTTCGGCATGTTCCGGTATTCTTTTGGAACCATTCACGATGATCGTAATGGAGAGTACACCGAATGGAACAGGAAACTTCTTCCACACAGAATATACGGCTGCTGCAGATCCTACAATCAAATCACAATATGAAGCTCTTTTTATATCGTGGTTTCAGATTGAGCAGTATTCCAAGCAGTTTGCTTCGGCTGACGAAATGCGTGAATTTGCACAATGGCTGTACGAAAATAGAGAGAATGCCTATGTGCCGTCAAATCGTGAGGAGTCCGGACGCTACCTTTGGTCGTTATGGGAGAAAGGGGCTACACTGGAGGCTATCAACTGGTACATAGAGGAGCGTGCAGGTAAGGACGACTTTGCTGTAATGGCTTCCGAGTTCCCTTCTGATGATGTGGAGGCTTTCGTTCATTCTGGTTCTATGGTGTTCGACAAATACCGTGTCAAGAAGTTCGAGCGGTTCTGCAAGCAGCCTCAGTATATCGGTGAGGTATATGCTGATGGAGACGAAGGAGAGGATGCACTTTCCAATCTCCGTTTCCGTGCAGACAGACAAGGATTGCTTTCTATATGGGCAATGCCGGAAACATTCGAAGGCTACGAAGTTGTCAACCGTTATCTTACCGTTGTCGATGTGGGTGGGCGTTCCAATAAAGCTGACTGGTCTGTTATTGTGGTATTCGACAGGCTTAGTATGATTGATGGTAGCGAGCCGCCGTCTGTGGTGGCTCAGTGGTACGGACATTGCGACATAGACCAACTCGCTTGGCGTGCAGCACAGATAGCGGCGTTCTACGACAATTCTCTTCTGGTCATTGAGTCTAACACGTTGGAGACTCACGACAAGGAGCGTCAGGTGGAAGGTGGCGACCAGTCGCAATATATACTCAATCAGATTTCAGACATATACCCGAACTTGTATGCACGCAAGCAGTCGGAGGATGAAATAAGGGAGGGCGCACCGCGTAAATATGGCTTCCATACCAATGTGTCAACAAAGCCGATGATTATCTCTACCCTCATCAAGGTGGTACGCGACCGGCTCTATATCGAGCGCGACAAACGCTGTCTGGATGAATACAACACCTATGAGCGAAAACAGAACGGTGCGTATGGTGCTATTACTGGCAAACATGACGACTTGCTTATGACACGTGCAATAGGTCTGCATATCTGCTTCCGGGAAATGGATATGCCTGAATGGGTTCCTATTGTTAACCGTACACTTAGAAAAGACAGAAGCCCCGTTTCCGAGGCTTCCATCTGATAGTTTTATTAAGACGCTTGTAGCATCTGCTGTGCCTGTTGCATGGCAGATGCGTTTGCGTTTTGCTGAACCTGCTGCGCAAGTTCCGGAGAAATGCCGTCCGGAACCTTGCCTTGTTCCAGCTGTTCCCTTTGTGACTTGATGCTCTGCAGCAACTCGTCGGCAAATGGAAAGTCGCCGTGTTCCAACAGCTGCTCCACGCTGATAGCGTTCTTTTCCCACAACTGCATAAGCATGTCGTTGGTTAGAGCGCGGTATGCTGGGGTTGATGTGCTCTCCACAATCGAAAGGTCAAACTCTACGTCGCGTATCTTCTTCGGGTCGTACTCCACAATGGTAGAGTTCTTTCCTGCAATGTTGAATACACGTGGCGTGTCGTAGAACTGCTGAATGTTCTTCACGTCCTTATACGCACCTTCTTTTACGAAAGAAGAGAACGTGTCGAGCAAGTCAAGCAGAGACGTTGAGGCGTTCTGTGCCTGTTGATTGTACAGACTGGCCGACATACCCGAATAACCGGGCTTGCCTTGCAATGCGCCGTTAACGCCGGATATGTCTTCGAAGAACTTCAACTGCATGCTCAGCAACTCTGAGATACCTATCTGTGTGCAGTTGTTGGCTATCTGCTGAGGCAATGGCGTTCCGGCCTTCGGTGTCCTGATCATGATGATGCCGTTGAAGCGTGCCCATTCGTCGGCAACGTCGTCCATTGACATTCCCTTCGGTAAGCAGTCTTCTGGGAACAACAACACACCTTTTGCCGAAGCTCGCATAATCCAGTCGTACATCGTAATCAAACGGTTTGTGTATCGCTGCTGGTCTATTACATTGCTGACAAAGCTATGTATCTCACCGTCGATGAACGGATATGCTTTGAACACATACGGATGGCTCTTGTGCTCGTATGGGGTTTCGCCTTCTTCCAGAATGTCACCAAACGGAGTGAGCATGTAATAATACCAGTAGCTATCCATAAACCACTCCCAACGGATAAGCGGCACATCGCTCTCGTCCATACCAAGCTCACGGGCCTCTTGTAAACGCTTGTTGTTTTCGTCTGTTACAAGGGCTTGGAAATCCTCAATGTCTATCTTGAACACATCGCCGTTGTTTACGTCATGGCAGCGGACACGTGGTTTGCTTTCTCTCCTCCACACTTCTATTACACGACACCTCGATGTGTCGTATGGCACAAGGAAGTCATAATAACCTTGTAGAGGATAGCCGAAGTTGTCAAAAGTAGCACTGAGATACGATTTGTCTTTGGCAAACTTGTATATCTCGGCCAGACGGTTGTAATCGTTTCCGTCCTTGGCAAAGCGTCCGCACAGTTCCTCAAACGATATGTCATGCACCTCGCCCACACAACTGCAATCCCAACCTCGGAAATCCCTCATGTTGTTATCGATGAAGAAGTTGTTGGGCTGTACATAGTCAGTCCAACAGTCCAGCTTGTTTTCTCGCCAGCCATACCACTTACGCTGCACGACAAAGCCCGATATAAGGAACTCCTCCATACATCGTGCGTTTATCTCTGTCATGCGGTTCAGCTGCATATTGCATTGCAACACGGTACTCATCGTCTCGCCATAACGCTGCTCGTCGCGGTCTCGTGCCGTACAAGTTGGTTCCTTGGCTTGACTGCGGTATATACCAAGTACAGCTTGTACCATACGACGAATGAGGTTGTTCTTCAAGGGTACATTACCTTGCTTCTTGATGAGTTCCTCTTCGCGTATTTTCCGACCATTCACACAAACGTAGTCATCCCACTGCCGTCCGTAGGTGTAGTTCTTGTTACGTTCACGGTCTCTGCGGAACGTATCCATAGCAAGCCAATACTGCTGGGCTTGCCACAATACCTCAAATGCACGGTTACCGCCCAACGTGTGCTTGGCTGTAGCTACGCTGTCCATTCCTTCATGAGGCATGACAGCACTCGCCTTATGTAATTTTCTTCTTGCCATAATTTTATAATTTGGGACGGTGCAAAGGTAATTCCTTGCACCGTCCTTTGTTGTTTAACTATTGTTGCTTCAATCTGCCGATGTCTTCAAGCATTTTCGCACGTGTACTGAACATCGTGCTGACAATCGAGTCTCGTTCCTCTGCGCTCTTGCAGCGTAGATACTTCAACGTGAGTTCATTCATGTCATGCTTGTATCGCTTCAAGCGCATGTGCTGGCGCATGTCGTTCGACTGGCGTAGCTGCTTCATTCCCTCGCGGTAGGCTGCACGGTCCGTCTTCTTTATCTTCGACAATGCGGTCTCTTGCTTGGCAACAGCATCGTAATCACTGAGCAACTGTTTGGTTTCCTCAGTCTCCATTCTGCTGTTCAACTTCTCCTTGGCTTTCGTAAGCACTCGGTTCTGCTGGGCAGTCATTACGGAGTCGCGAGCTTCATCAGTGTACGCCCATCCGGTCAACGGTGCGCCTCTGTGCATCTTATATCGGGCATATCGCTCGGCTATCTCTGCCGGGGTCATGCCTTGCGCCTCTGCTGCCGTTGCGTTAAGCTCGTCAAAGTAAATCTTGTCGATCTGACTTTGTGGGCAGTTGATGATGCGCGTGATAAGCAGGGCACACTCGCGAGAGGTGTTTGCGTCGTCACCACAGTAGTCCATGATGGCAACCACTGCATCTGTCAGCGATTGGGGATTGACACCTATACCAGACTGAACCATCAAGTTGGTCACGTCGTTCATGGCGGCAACCTTGTCTTTGTTCCATTTGTTTACAATGTTCTGCAAGTCTGAACTAAGAGGCATATCCTTTGAAGCGGAGAATAGGTTCAAACCTTCGCCTTTAGCAAAGCCATTACCTACAGCACTCATCACGTCACCTCCAGTCAAGCCTTCTATACTGCCGAACATAGTATGGCAGAAGATGTCATGCCACATGTCGCTCTTCTCGTCCTTGTCGTCACCTAAGAGGAGATAGGGCAGATAGGCTCCCAAGTTCCAAGCAAACTGCAACAGATAGCCGAACACGCCTACGCGGACTATATCACGCATCAGGCTTCTTCTATACTCGCTCTTGGCGTTCTGGTCGGCCTTGTCTGGATCTATGCCGTCTCTGCGCATCTGCTTGGCAAGATACTCCTCTGTGAGTCCTTTGTAACCGGGTTCAAAGCGGTGTTTGAGGTTACGGAGTGCATCATACAGCTGACGCGTGTACGACATCGAAGAGTTTCTGAACACAGTGAACAGAACGCTCAACCATGAACGGTCGGTCTGCATCGTAGAGAGGAACGCGCTTTCACTCGACTGCTGTGTCTGGTTGAACAGAATAGTAGCGTCTTGCTTGGCTCGCTTCTCTGCCGTCTCTTCATCATAGCCGTAACGAAGATATTTCTTCTTCTTGGTCTGATACATAGAGTGTGCACCTATGGCAACTGTCAGTGCATCGACAAAGGCATTAGGAGACATACCGATACGCGAGGCTATTTCAACAGCGCGGTTCTGCCACATCTTCCAGTCCATTTCACTCTTCATCAGTCTTGGGTCTCCTGCCATGCGGCTCTTCCAACGCTTCTCGAAGAGTGGAAGGTTTTCCATTGACCACTTCCAAGCTCCTATCGGATTGGCAATGTTTCCTGCAAGATATACAGGGCTGCTGTCAGAAAGATAAGCTGGCATAGAGAGGAACTGCTTTAATGCAGTGAACACTCTGAAACTAACCTTGGCTGCCGTTACGCCCTTCGCCACATTCACTGCGGCCTTGTCAAGGGCTGCAATTGGTGGGCGATAGGCTCCTGCGGCCATACTACACACATTGCGGAAATTCTTCCACAGAGTCTTGCCACCACCATAAACACTCGTCATGTTCATAACTTGGTTGCGGAAACGCTTGTATGACAGTAAGGTGTTCAAGTCGCGGTTGAACTCTGCAAAGGATGCCCAACGTTCCATCTGCTGAATGTGGTCGAGTATAACGCTGAATGCGTCTGCACCCATCACGTCAAGGGCAAGATTGTTGCGTCTGCGCTTGATGATGCTACCGGTTGAGGTCGCTGGCAATGCGGTGTCGGTTGTATCGTCGGCTACGTCCACTTCTTCAATTCTCGCATTGGCAAGTATCTTCAAAGGGAAGTAGTTCTCAATCGCTGCCATTGAAGCACCGAACATGCGCTTATGCACCTCGTTGTACTCGTTGCGTTTTTCCACAAGGAACTCGTCCTGCATCCAGTCGGCAAGTTCTAAGAAGCGAGGATCAACAAATTCTTTTATGTTCTCCACATCTTCCTCGGTGATACCCATACGGCGCAACTTCATGCGGCCGTCTGCCATCTTGTCAACCATGTAGATATACAGAAGGTTGCCTTGTGTCAGTTCGTGTGCCTTCTGCTCGCCACCGTCCCAGAAGGTAACGGTTGCTTTGGGCAGGTTGCGCTCCAAAGAGAACAGGTCGCCCCATTTCATCTTCTTGCCGAACACGTCGCTAACCTTCTCGTCGAGCGTCTTCAAGGCGTTCTGATAACCGGTGTATTCCTTTTCGGTAGCCTCAACCCATCCACGCATATAGCGGTTCCACAAGTAGCCCTCACCGTTCACGCTTTTCTTTCCGAACATTCTCAGCATCTGGTCGAACGTGCCTAAAGGTGCAAGAACAAAGCGCACTATACTGTTATTGGCTATCTTCTGTGCCTTGCTTTCCTTGTGATGCTCGTCGTTAGGTCTGCCGGTCATGTCGGAGTTGGCATTGTGATGGATGGTCTCAACGCGCTGCTTCTCTGCCTCACGCCATGCCTTGGCTCGCTCAACGCTGCCACCAAGAACACCGCCTACTTGCTCCACTATGCTGCGGTAGGCTTCGGCTCGCTCTATCTTATTCTGACGGATGGCATCGTTGGTTGACTCCACGTATTCACGGTAAGCATCGGCTTCCATCGTTCCGGCATCCAAGTCGGCCTTGGCTTCCTTAATGCTTTCACGAAGAGCCTTTTCCTCTGCCTTGCTTTCGGTGATGTCCTCTACAAACTGATGGGCAAGCAACAGACCGTTGTACTCGATGGCTGCTTCCTCGGCTACGGCATTGTCGTCACTACTCATACGATTGGTGCAGTCTGCAATACGCTCCTCTATGTTCTCCTTTGGTAAGGAAGTGGCTTTCCTAACCACCTGCGCTATACGCTGGCCTTCCGGGTCAAGCTGTCCTTGCACCTCAATACCTCGCGCGTCAATGCGGCTTCCACGGATGGAAAGGAGTTTGCCCAGCTGGTTAGCTCCCATGCGTAGCTGGTTGTCAACCATGATGTCCATAACCTTCTGAACGTAATCACTTACGTCCTGCTTGCCATGTACATTGTTCACGGCTGATAGGATGCGCTTTGTCTCATACTTGCTCAGATCATCGAGCAATCCGTTTTCAAGCAACACCTTGGCAAGGTCTGTTATGCTCTTGACAGTTGATAGGTCATACTCTCTCTGACGTGCCATTGCCTGACGCAACTTGTTAAGATTGCCACCGATGGCTCTCATTGCATCCTGCTTGGCTTGCCAGTTGTCGGCGTTGGCTTGGCTTGCCTCAACCTTCATCTTAGTGATAGTTTCTTCAAGTCCCATGTCACCGTCGCGGAACATAATGCCCTCATCTGCAACATTTTTGGAATAACCTTCGTTAATCTCAAATAATGTAGGTATCTTTGCATCCGAAGAAAGGAATTCACCAGAGTACGTTACGGACGTAGGGAGTAGGGAGTCTTTTATCTCCATAACTCGCTGGCTGATACCTTTCTTTTTTGATTTAAAGAAACTCTTTGCAGTAAGGTTTCCCTTTTTTGTACTGCACACCTCTGTAAGATTATACAATCCGTTACCTGCGTCTTTCAAGAAGAAGAACAACTTGCGTCCGTCTTTCTTATCAACACCATAGAGTATGCCGTCTGGCTGGTTCAACACGTCCACCATATTCTGAATATCTTCATCTGTAAGTGGTACATTGTTGCCTTTATCCTTTTCATTCTCGCCATAATGGTCTGAACGAATATGGTTCAAGTCAGATGGATTGAGAACAAAGTCCACAAACTCCTTGAACTTCAAGCCAGACAATTTCTCCAAGTATGCCTTGCCATCTACGCTCAGCCTACCGATGCTTGCAGGTTTCCCGACAAACTCTCCTGTCTTGGCTTTTTCAAACAACTCGGTTACTCGTTGTTTCATGTCTGCTATAGTTGTAGAGACTTTGGGCTTTTGCTCATGCTTACCGTCACTGAACTTCATTTCACCGAAACCTGTCTTCCTGCGCATCACCTCAGTATCAGCAGCATCGAACACAGTAGGCTTACCACCATTCTTCTTACGCTTGTATGCCTCATGCAGAACAAACGCCCAGTCCTTATCACCCCACTTCCTCTTGCCGGGGATTTTCAATCCGTCCAACAATTTTTGTAGAGCCTTTTGGAGCATGGCTTTCAGTTTGCCCCAGAACGTAAGTTCTTCGGCACTCATCTTCTCGAAGCCTTTCTCACCGATACGTCCGGCAAGGTCAGCTCCATATTCCTCTGTTGCATCACGCTTGAACTGCTCACGCTTCTTTCCGGCCTCGGCATGTGCTGCTGCCATATCTGCATAGTATGAAGCGTTGGCATCCTCGCCATTGGCTACATGCTCCTTGCGTTTCTTCTCACGTATGCGGTCCACCTCTGCATCGTACATCTTCTGCGCCATGCGGTCAATGGTGCCGCGTATCTCGTCCTTAGACACACGATAGAGTTCATCAAGGGCATTGTTCAGCTTAGCCTCATCAGGGAACAGCACACGCAAACCATCGTGACCCACAACCTCATGCACAAACGTATTCTCAATGTCTGCCATGTTGGCATTGTTGGGAACAACAATAGTCACCTCGCCGGTCATAGGATTGAAGCTACCCTTCATTCTGCGCTGGCGCACGGAAGGTAATGCAGCCACTTCTTCCTCTGTACGGATGATGCGCACTGGAGTATGCAGACGTTCGGACAGCTCGGTCACTCTCTCGCTCATCGCACTTTCCATTGCTTCCTTCGGTTCGCCTACCCACTTGCCAGCCATCTTAGCATTGATACGTGCTATGTCTTCGTTGCTGACGAATGGAGTGTGTCCCTCGCGTCCGGGGATAACATCGCGGCTCTCCCAATTCTGCTTGTCGAGTGCAAGACTCTCCTCCGGTGTCAACTCCTTGCCGTCAAGTTCAAAGCGGTACCCCATCTTCTCCAACTCTCTGCGCACTTGTGGCACAAAGCGGTTGTAGTCACGGTGGGTCTTCAGCTCCTCACGCTTTCCCGGATGCTTCTTCCAGTACTCGTCAATGAGCTTCGCTTCCTCCTCACGGGTGAGCACCTTGTCTATCTTGCTCCAGCGTGAAAGATACAGCGTGCGGCCATTGTTCCACTGATGGGCACCGGTAGGCAACAGAGCATAGTCTGCGTGGAACGGCTCGTCTATCTCCGATTTCGGGATGAGGCTACGCACCACAACAAGGTTCGGTCTCTTGTATGCCTCGCCAAACTGCGTGTTCAAAGGTGTTTCGATGGCATGGTCGTATGGGTCGTATGCTGCCCACAAGCCCTTGTCTTCGGGGTTCTTCTTCAGGAAGTACTGCAACTGTGCCTCCTTGGTCTTAGGCTTCACGAATTTCAAACCGTCATTGATCTGCAACTCTGTACTCTTTTTGCCGTCAACCATGATGTAGCCAATCTTGTTGAGTTCGTCCAGCTTGCGCTGCTGCTCCTCGGTGAGTTCCACCTTTGGAGGTGCAGAATAGTTCCAACGTCTGCCTTCCAATGTTCTGCGCTCGCCTGTCTCGGCATCGGTAAATGCCATAGGTGAACCCAGTGCATCATCCTCAAAGGCTTGCACATTACGGTAAACAGGAACCAACTCACTCTCCGGCAAAGACTCCAGCTCCATTGCCTTCGGATCATCGTCATCAAGCAAGCGGAACTTCGTCTTGTCTTCTGCGGTCTCGTCCTCATCGTCGGTGACTACATCTGAAGCAGCTTCTACACTTGCGTCCATTTCGGCATATTTCTTCTCCTTTTCTGCCATTTCCACCTTCATGGCCTCGGAATATTCCTCAAACTGACGCTTGGCTTCTTCGAGTTCCTTTCCAAACTCAAACGGCTTACCTTCACGTTGCTTTAGTTGTTCCAACTCTGATTTGCCGTGCTGTACCATACGTGTAGCAATGTCGAACCGCTCGGAAAAGTCCCTACCTGTGATTACATTCTCGGTGATGTCCTCAACGGCATTGCGCAATAGCGACTGCTTTACAGGAACATTATTCAGACCAAGTTCAGGGCATGAGTAGCTCATTCTACGATGTATCTCGGCAAACAGCAGTCCGCCATTGTTCACAGTCTCTCGCGACATCTCTGTCTTGACAACAAAGTCGTAACCTCCCAATGACAAAGTAAGAGTATTTGACTGGACGTTATTGCCGGGGTTCTCTTTCATCGCCTTTACTGCATCGAGGATTTTCTTGTTGTGTTCCTTGATGAAATCAGCCATGGCATCAACCGAAGCAAATTTCAGTTTGCCAACAGTTATCTCTGTGAACTTGCCATCGGGGAATGCTTTTTGCACTGCAAGCAGCTGGGCGTTAGCTTCCTCTGCTCGTTGCTCTGCAGCCTTTATCTGTCCCTCCAACTTTGGCTTGGCATTGTGAATATAGGTTTGGTCGGCTTCCCACTGCTTTTTGCGGCTTTCGTACTTGCGCACATTCTTCTCCGCATTGTTTTTCAGCAGGGCGTATTCACTACCAGAGAGTTGAGCAACAGTGTCGCCGAACACATCTTCTTCCTCTTCAAGCACACGGTTATTCATGCTGTCCTGCATCAGTCGGTCACCCTCCATAACACTATCAGCAATCGCACCTTTGGTCTTCAATCGCTGATATGCAGTTACGTCAAGACTATCTTCCACACCAAAACGAAGCACACGGACTGGTTTATTCCATTGCTTGTGAAGATTGCCCTGTCGCAAGATGCGGCCGTTGCGTTGCGTGTAGTCCATCGGACGGTTTGGCGCATCAAGGTGTATAAGGGTATGCAGACGTTCCTGTATGTTTACACCAGTACCAAGGGTTGCAGTACTACCGAGAATAACACGCACCTCACCTCGGTTAACCTTGTCGAAGATTTCCAACTTCTTCTTGATGGTCATGCCGGGCTTCATTACGACAACCTCGCTTTCGGGAACACCCTGCTGGATGAGTTTCTTCTTGATGTCCTCATACAGGTTGAAACCGCTGCGCTTATTCTGGTAATGGTCGGCAAAGATGGCTACAGTACCCTTGTAGTCGTCAGTCTCTTTCAACGAACGCAAGGTTTGGCGTACGGCCTCGTTAGTCTTACTCCTCGGATCATCCTCTGCGTGCATTTCCACAAGTCGGGCATCAACAGCGGCTCCTTGAGCAATACCATACATAGTGAGAGGTATGCTGCAGTTTTCCTTCTTCTCCTTGCCGCTCATTTTGTCAAAGCGTTCAAGTTCTTCACGCACATATTTCATCACACTGCGAAGAGCGCGTGTCTGTGGTAGATAGATGTCCTGCGCCTTGCCGCCCTCCATTTCTGGTATCTTCTTCACAAGTTCCGTCTGGTCTTTGGTCAGCACGGTGTCTGCTACCCCTGACCATATACGAACCAATTCGGGCAGGTTCACATATCCGGCAAAGCGGTTCACTTCCTTGAACTTGCCGCTTGTGTTGAACTCTGGCATCTGCTGTATATTGCCGAAGTTGCGCACAAAGTCGTCAAAGTAGTAGATACCATATTCCTTCATGGTGTCCTTTGGCATGAGATAACGCATGAAAGTCCAAATCTCTGCTGCTGTATTACTGATAGGCGTACCAGTGGCGAAGATAACATTGCGACCGTTATTCTTCTCCAATATGGCTTGCGTCTTCAAGTACACTCCTTGCGACTTCTTACTGTATGATGGGTCAACGCCTTTCACACCGCGCTGCATGGCTGTTGCAAAACCGAGGTGTTTGTATTCGTGCGCCTCGTCAATGAGCAGGGCATCAATTCCCATATCATCAAAGTTCTCCACATCATCCGTGCGGCGATCGAGCATTTCCTGCGCCTTGACAGCTGCGTTCTGCTTGGCAACGGCTTTCTTCTTTTCATTGTTGGCTGTGCGCTTCTTTGAGATACCTTCTGACAATGCTGCCATTTCTGCTTGGAGGTCGGCCAATTCCTTTTCAGCACGCCTTGTTATAGGGTCTCTGCCGCTGGAGTCGGCTTCACGCATCTGCTCCAACACCATCATCTTCTCATCTATCTTGTCTTGGATGAAACGCATCTGACGCTCCTCACTATCGGGGATGCGCTCAAATACCGACTGGGGTACAACAATCATATCCCAATCGTTGTACTTGATTTTGGCGTAGAAATTCTTTCTGCCTTCCTTGTCTCGGTCTTTGTCCTCCAATGTGAGCACCTTCGCATTTGGGTATAGCTCCTTTGCACTTGCCACGAACTGACCAACGGTAGCGTTCTGAACAACAATCATTGGCTTCTTGGCTGTGCCGAGTCTGCGCATCTCCATTGCGGTGCTGATGAGGGTGAACGTCTTGCCAGTGCCCACCTCATGGGCAAGCAACAACGGCTGCATCGTACCACGGATGATAGCCTTTGCCTGGTGAGGGCGCATCTTGAACTTATGGTTGGCACCACCGAAATACTCTGGAACAAACTCGTCGCTGATGGTCAGAGGAACGTAGTTGTTGAACTGCTCGTTGTAGGTGCGCTCTATGCGTTCCGACATGTCGGCATCGTTCTGCATCTTCTGACGTGCCCACTCCTTGAAGTCAGCTCTTATCTCGTCTATCTTTGCGGAACATGCCTGTGTTGCCTCCTTGTCAGTAATAGTTTCAGTTGTCTTGCTGGAACCATAGCCAACAGTATGTGTCTCGCTGACGGTGATAGTCTTGTTCTGCAACGCTGCTTCTATAAGGTCTGTGCCAAGTATTAGCTTCTGCACCACCTGTCCACGCACGCCCATAGCCTTGTTCTTCTCGTAGCTGGTGTAGTATGGAGCCTTCATAAACCATGTACCGCCTACATTGGTGAGCTGAACATCTACGTCGGTGCGCTCCTTGATATAGTCTGTATATAACTTTGGGTCTACCCAAGAGCTACCTAAAGTGAACTCTATCAAGTGAGAAGGAATATCCATAGGAATTACCTTGCGCAATGCTTCTACGTTGGCAGAATACTTGCCGTCGGTATTGGCTTCTTCTGCTTGTTTCAGCTTCTCACGCACGTTTCCACTTAGGTATTCATACGACACCTCCATCTGCATGGTGGCAGGGTTCTCATAGCCTAAGCCTTTCTCTACGATTTCTTTCTTCACGTCTTCCTCACTCTTGCCTAACTTGTCGGCAATATAAGGAACATCAATGCGTCCATATTGGTAGATGCTGGCAATAATGCCGTCCTTCACGTTCTTTGGGTCGGGAGCCTTCTCCTTCTCAACGACACGCTGGCTGAAGATGTCGGTCTTGTCATACTTCTCAACCTTCTTGCCGTTCTTGTCGCCAACCTCGCTGTATTTCTCCAATGCAAGGATAGTCGGGAAGTCCACGTCATTCTTCAAGAACGCTATATTCTTGTTCTTATGCAAGTGTCCGTAGGTCTTCACGAAGCTGTCAAAGGCATCGTTCAACTTATCAAGCAACGGCTGCAGACCATTGTCACTCTCGTTCTCGGTCTGATAGGAGAGTACATCTGCAAGTGCGCCCTTTATCGCCTGGTACCTGCGGAAACATTCTGCCTTCGTAGTACCCTTTACCTTTTTGGCATTGACAGCAATAGGCACGGCTTTGCCGTATTGGGCAATACAGAGCTTGTCGTCCTTGTCAAGAACGAGTGAACCTTCCTTCACATCATCCCCAAGGTCTTCATACACTGACTCGGATGATGCAGGAGTAGTCTCGCTAACTGCATCTTCCTTCATACCCTCAAAGGTCTTCATCCATGCTGCAAGCATTTCATTTTGGTTCTTGCCCTTCACTGGGTAGAGTGCCTTGCTCGTCGGACGGTATAAGTCTTTGTTCTCGAAACCGAAGCGCATTTCACCTGCCATACATTCGGGATGCTCAATGAAATACTTGTTGTAGTCCATTGATACGGTGCGTTCCTTATCGGTCTTAGGGTCTTCAAAGGTGGCGGCACGCTCTGCGCTCACGGTGCTTACATCAATGGCATTAGCAGACTTCTTGCCGTTCACTCGCTTACGAATAACGATGATGTCAGAGGTGGCACCAGTACCGCCAAACGTCTGGTTGTTCAGACGGAAGGCACCTATAACATCGGCATTGCCTTCGTTCACAAGCCAGTTGCGGAGCTTCTGACTGCTGTCGAGTGTTCCGTTAGAGGTGATGAAGATACCAATACCTCCTTCACGGAGCTTGCGCACGTTCTTGGCAATGCAGAAGTCGTGAATGTCACGGAACTTCTTTGAAAGGTCGTTGTCGCCAGTCTCGTCGCTTACATGGAGTCCAGTGACAAACGGCACATTGGTGATTGCTAAATCAACACTACCATTAGGGACTCTTGTCGCCTCGAAGCCTTGCACATCAACCTTTGCATCGGGATAGAGCAATGACAGTATGTTGCCAGTTGTCTCGTCTATCTCCACTGCTTGAATATTGCTGCGCTCGCTCATGTCGGTAGGCATGGCACCAATGATGTTACCGATACCTGCTGAACCTTCAAGCACCTTACCGCCCTTGAAACCTAAAGCTCGGGCTATATCCCACATCGTATCAATGACACTTGCAGGAGTGTAGTAGGCACTATTGCGGCTCATCTCGGCTTGTGCGTAGGCTTCATCCCCAAGCAGCTCTTTCAAACGCTTGGCGGTAGGATTGCTCCAATCGTCTTTCTCGACGAATGCCTTGCCAAGACCACCCCAACCGCTGAACTGGCGCAACACTTTCATCTGGGCAGGTGTGGCTTGCTTGCCTTCCTGCATCAGTTTCTGCATTAACTCAATGGCTTTGATGTTCGCATCTATACGAGCATCTGCACCCTTTGGAGCATAGTCCTTGCCACGTTCCGCATGGTTGTTGTTCACATTCTTCTTCTCAGCAGGCGTTACACCTTGCTTGCTCTCAGATGGTCGAGATAATCCCTTGCTTCCTTTTCCGTCAGACTCAGTATTACGTGTATCACGTACACCCATTCCTCGTCCGTTAGTTCTTTCAGCTTCATTCCCTGCGCTTCCTCCCATCTGCGCATCCTGCTGGCGTTGTTGTCCGTCTCCCCCTTCTTTAGAGGAGCGAGCTTGTACGTTAGTTTCTTCATTGCTTTCTGTGTTTTGGTTTTCGTTCGTATCTGCAATTTCACCGAAAAGTGATGGCTCCTGCGTCTTCTTTGCTTTCGCCTTTTTCTCTGCCTTCTTTGCAGGCTTATTCTTCTTAGTTGCTACCTCATCTTCTACCATAAGGTCTTCAAGTTTGCACTCCTTACCATTTGTCAGATAGATGCGGTCAATATGAGGCTTGCTGAATTGAGCTGCACCAATCTGCTCCCCACTGTGCATAACCATTGCTATATGTGTTGGTTTGCCATCGTAGTAAACGACACCTCGCTTTTCGATGTCTTCCTCTGTGGCAGGACGGAAAGACTTCTCATCAATAGTGCGATTTGCGTTACGCTCGTCGGCTATCTTCTTTATGGTCTCGTCCTTCTGCTGTTCTGCCTCCTGCTCCTTGACTACCATTTCTGCTGTTGCCATTGCATCAACGGAAGGCTTGTCGAAGTTGGCAATGTCTATTGTGCGAACCTCGTCGTATGGGGTAAGGTCTTCACTCCAGCCATTGGCTTCAACCTCTGGTAGGTCTCGGGCACCATTGTAGAAGGCTTTGAGGTATGGGCGAATTGCTTCACCCAAATCCTCAATCATAGCTTTGGCATACTCGGTAAACTTGCGTGCGCCCTTCTCGATATGGTAAACAGCCATTTCAGTACCGATTGCAAGCATTTCGGGGTCTACGCCAACATTGAGCTGTCCCAACTTCTTGCGCATACGAGCCTTCAACTCTGCATAGCGTTCATCGGTCACCAGCTTGTTGCCACTATCCTTTGGCTCGCTTTTAGGAGTTTCATCGGTCTTTGAAGGCTGGGCTTTCTTTTCTGACTCTGCTTTCTCTTTAAGCTCACCAACAGCCTCCTTCATGTCTGTAAGCGATACTGGCTGCGCATCTGCAACGGCATCAGCATCGTCAAGCACGCTATCTGCCAGTTTCTGTGCGCTCTCCATGTCTCGCATCAAGAAGCCACCGTCTTCCTTGCTCCACCAACCTTTTGCATCCTTTGCAAGTTTCTTGGCTGCGTTCATCTGCTCCTTACTTAGCTCGCTCTCAAACGTCACAAGGTGCATTGACAGCTTCTTGCCACGCTTGGTTGTGTACTCTTTAGGTGTGATTTTGAACGATTTAACGCCATTCTCTTGGTCGGATGAATCCTTTTCTGTATCTTTGCCATCAGAAACAGTGTCTTGCGGAGTAGCTGTGTCATTCCGCTTGCCGCCTTCTGCGGTTCCTACAGTGTCTGTCGTATTGTCGGAGACACTGTTTTTCTTTTCAAAGGCAGTAAGCAACCAATTCTTTTTCTCACTATCCCATGTTAGACGTACTGATGCTTGGTGTGTCTCACTTTCCAGTTGCACACGATTGTCTGTGCGCTTGACAACAACCATAGCATCAAGTATCTCTTGCAGGTTACCAAGAACTTCTGGATGGTATTTGGCAAGTTTAGCAAGACCAAAGCCGTCGCTTTTGGCGGTTCCTTCTTTTCCCCATACCAAATCAATGTCGCCAATGTCTTTATGGTGCAATGCGCCCACAGCTTCGCCCTCTTTCTTTTCGAGGAGGAAAGCAATAGCTTCTTGTGGTTTGCCTTTGAACTGGGTGTATATGGTTCCAAATGCGCCTGTCTTTGGAGAGTCGGCACTTTCAGACTTCACATTCTTGTACTCGCTGAAAGCCTTTGTCTTGCGCTTGCTTGATGCAATCCACTTTTCAAAGTCTTCGAGGTTCACAGCAGACACGTCAATTCTACGACCATTCTCCCAACCTTTCTCATAGTTGGCAAGATAGTCGCTCTTTGCATCGTCTGCATCATTGAAGCCAAGCATCACCTTGTGCTCGTCAAAGCTGCCGTCTGGGTTGTACTGGTCAACGACGAATACCTTGCGTCCGTCCCAACCGTCAATGTCGTTAGAGATAAACACATCAATGTGATCACCATCCACACCTTCTGTACCACGGAAGTAGCCGTAGGTGTTGTTCATCTTGCTTTCCCATTCCTTACCGTTGGCATCCTTGCCTCTACGCACGCTGCCTTTCGGGTTCTCAATGGTAATGTCGAATGTACCCACCTGCACATGACCCTTCTTATAGTTGCCAGCCTCCTTCTGTCCGTCAGTCGGGTTCTGGTCGGTCTCTGCTTCTGCTGCGGATATAGCATCAGAGAGAGGTGTTTCTGCAGACGGAGTTTCCGTTTTGTCGGCATCACCTTCTTCATCCTCGATGTTATGGGTGCTCAGCAACTCATTGTAGTAGTCCTCCACTGGGGCAAAAGCGGCATTAGCAGCATTTTCGGCTGTCTCGATGTTCTCCTTCGCCTTTTGTGCAATGGCTTTGTTCTTGTCATTGAGAAGTGCATCGTTAGCGTCATGGGCTGCGCCCAAACCGTCGTTCACTACCTCCCACGCATCGTAGAGGTCGATAAGTTTCTGCACCTCCTCGTCGGTCACAACATCAAGAAGACGCATATCGCCTGCTGTATCTTCGAGGAACTGGCGCATGAACGCCATCTTCTCGTCGTGAGACATTACTGGCTTACTTCCTTCTTCCTCAGTTGGAGCCTGCTCTGCAGGAGTTTCCTCTATTCGGTCGTTGTCTTCATTGCTTCCTTCGCTGCCATTGTCGATAACACCAGCTTCTGCCACGCTCTCTGCTTTACGCTTTTCGACGGCTTCTTGAGCTGCTTTCTTTTGTTCTTCTTCTGTTCCATAGTTTAACAATTCGTTTACGTCATTGAGAATACTTTCTTTGTTTGCCACCGTACCACTGAAGATGTCCAACTGTCCGTTGGCTGCATCCTTTGCATTGGTGTTGTACAGTTGCAGGTATTTCTTTAAGAGGGTGCTACGGTTGTCGTTCAAGATGTCGGCAATCATCAGCATGGTGGCGTTCTTATAGTCTGCCACGGTAGAAGGCACACCATAGAAGTCAAACTGCTGCTGACGTGCATACGAACTGACACGCTCACCTGCCTTGTAACCACTCTTACGAGCATTGTAAACAAGGTCGATAGCCTCTGCAAGTTCCGACTCCAACGAGTAGTCCTTGCCAAGACTGATGTTATTGCTAATCTCTGCAAGTGCCTGGATGATGGTCTGACGCATCTGTTTGAACTCGGTAGCCTCACGCACAGCATCGGGATTGCTCTCGAAAGCCTTGCCTATCAACATGTTTTCCAATGTTTCCTTGCCAATGGCACTAAGACCGTCACCGTCAACCATTTCTGCCATTTGCGGACGGCTGATAGCACCACACTTGAACAGCTCGCCAATAGCTTCACGACTCGCTGCGAAATCGGCATAGAAGTCGCCAAGAGTATCAAAGCGATTGATAAGGCTAATGATGCGGTTGAAGGTCTCGTCGTCAACTACCTTGCCTAACTTTACCGAATGTTCGGTCTTGCTCTGACCCTTCATTTCCTGCTGATTGAACTTTGCGAAGGTGTCTGCCGTGTATGGCATAGCGGCATCGGGAACAAACACCACACGAGGATGCTGCATACCCTTCACCTGCTCTGACGTGAAGCCATACTGTGTAGGATATTTCGCCAGATGCTCGTTGTATTCTGCATCCGTTCCTTGTGCGGCTGCAAGTTCGCCTGCCATTGTACGACCATTACCAGAGAGGACAACACCATCTTGCGACACGACAACAGGAGTCTGCATGGCACGGCTATCATATTTGTTAGCTATGTCACGAGTAATCTGCTGTGCATCTTTGTCACGCTCATAGTCTCGGTCGTTCACGCTGCCACCATTCTCGTCAACTGGGAAGCCTTCGCTCTTGGCAAAGCCATTTGCGCTGTTATGGCTCGGAGTGGCGGCACCACTTTCAACAAGGTAGTAACGACCTGCGACCTTCTCGCCATTGGCAAGGACAATCTCGTTCTGCGCTCCTTCAACCTTTGGAGTGGCATTCCACTTGTCACGAATAGCAGGACTAACAGTATTGGTACCAAGTGCGGCTTGCTCGGCTTCCTTCTTAGCCATTTCCTCACGATAAGCGGCTTCGGCTGCTTGGGCTTCCTCGGTCTGCTTCTTGTCAGCCTCCTGCTGTGCCTTTGCACGCTCGGTAAGAACTGCATTGCGTTCTGCCTTCACCTGCTGCCAATAGTCAAGGTTGGCATTGGCTTCGTCGAGCTTCTGCTGCCATTCTGCTTTGTTCTTGTTGAACTTGGCTATACTGGTGCCCATCTTGGGCTTATTGTTTTTTATCTTGGTTACCGCTGTTTCCGCTGCTCGCAGATTATTAGTCATGAAGTCCCTTGCATCCTCCTCGTCGAGTCCACTTTCATTGAAGATGTACTCATGTGCTCTCTGAGGAGTAACACTTGCAAAGTCGGGTTCTGCATCCTCACCTTCACCAATCATCGGCATAGGCTCGGCATGTTGCTCTTCTTCGATGTGCTGTTCTTCTGATGTTGCATTTGCAGGTTCCAATGTTGCACCTTCGGCACCTTCCTCTGCTGTCACTGGAGTTTCTGCATTATCCTCGCTCTCATCGTCCGTGAGATTGATAACGCTTGGTGTTTCTTCAGAAGGAACATTCTCCACAACTTCACCGTTCTGCTCCAACAACATGTTGTCAAGCTCATCACGACGGAGCAATTGAACCTGCTTACCGTTGATAGGATGCTCAGTATAAACCTCAATCTCGCCATCCTCATTCTCCTCTGCGGTAATGGAACCACGAACAGGATTACCTTCTTCATCACGAAGGGTAATCTCGTCATTGAGGTTATAAGTACGACGTTGAGGCTCTGCAGCTTCTGCCTGCTGCTCTTGGCGTTGGGCGGCACGCTGCTGCTCATAATCATTGATTCGGGCACGGTTGTGAATATCTCTCATGCTCTGAAGCTCGTCCTTGCGTGCGGTCGAAATCTTATTAGGGTCGCCATTCCACGCCACCTGCACAGTACCATCGCCATTATCGGCTACTATCTGGGCAGACCATTGCTGACCAAAACCGTCGGCAAGGTCGTATGTGTCACCAACATTGAAGGCAAGAACACCGTCGATGCGGTCTGACTGCTCCTGCGCATACTGCTCTCTCAATGCCTGCTGCGCTGCCTCCTTCTCCGTGGCTGGGTCTATTGACTCGTCAGTTGAGAGAAAGTCACTTGGACTCATGAACTCCAGTTTGCCAGTTTCGGCATCACGCACGAGGATGCTCTCGCTACTATTGCTGACATCAACCATGCTGCCGTCGTCCTGCATGTTGATGGTGCCATCAACGATATACACCTTGCGGTCGTCCAGTTTCAATGTTGCAGGGTGTATCATGCCGTCATTGCGATTCGTGCGGCTGTTTACAGTAGCGTTGCTTTCCTCGATGCGGCTGTCTATATCGTCTCTTACACGGTCAATCATGCCGTCATAGGTCGCTTTGGCGTTCACATAGTCCAATGCAAGCTGCTTCTCGTCCTCAGAGAAGTCGTCACGTCCCATGACTTGCGACAAGGTGCCTACTGGGTCGTTGTCGAAGTCTGCAAGAAACTCGTCTGTTACCATAGCAGACATCTGCTGACGCTTGTAGTCGTACATGTTCTTGGCATCATTCATGGCTTCGGGTTCCGTGGTGTCATAGCCGTTGTCGTAACTTTCATCACTGGACTGTGCCACAGGGTCTTGCTCTCCATCCTTCACCTTACTCTCCTGCGCACGCACAATACCCTCGTACTTTTGTGCTGCCTTGACAAAGTTCAGCACACCCATACGGAATTTAATGGGCAAATCTGTATTGTCCATGACCTCACGGAGAGCTGCTTTCTTTTCCTCGTCGGTTCCGACAAGGAACGTGTTGCGCCATCCTCCCCATTTCTCCATTATAGGGACATTGTCACCAATGGCATTATCAATGACCTTTCCTGCATCCGACATTTCATTGAGTGCCTGTCGTTTCGGACCACGATACGAGAGTGTCTTTGCACCAGCGAAGAAACCGCCCATAAGACTGACACCAAGAAAAGTATCAATATTTTGGTCTGCATTAAACACACCAGTTCCTTTTGCCGTATCAAGCGTGTTGTCGCCAACAAGTAAGGCATTTTCGATATTGCCGACAACCTCCTCCGCATACTCACCGAATGTGCCGTTCCATTTCGTCTGCTTCTCGAAGTCACCTAACATCTTGGCGGCATTAGTTGCGCCAATGTCGTCAATCAGTTTGTTCACCTTGCCCAAACCAATCTTATCCATACCCTTGCGTGTCAGCGACGCTGCCTTGCCGAGGAATGGTGCAAAATATTCACCTACCATTTCCGAATGGTTCTCGATGGTTTGTGCACCAAATGCCTTCATATAGGCTTTCAGCACACTGTCCTCAGCACCCTCACGACCACCATACACAATCTTACCGCTGTCGTCCACCTTGAACTGCACATCGCCAGTTAGGCGGTTCAACATGTCTGCGGTAACATGTCCCTGCCCAGTCGTGCCTGCCATAGCCATTGAACCAACCGCATCACCCATAAGGCGAGTACCAATCTTGGCTGCAAGATATTTCTTCGTTGCTTTCTTCACCGCCTCCTTGCCGTAACGCTTTACAGCTTCACGCATGAGTTTGTTAGTTGCAGTTGTACCGAGTTTTGACGCTGGATTAAGCATCATCTCTATCATAAACGGCAGACTTTCTCCAGTAACCTGTCCTGCCTTGTAACCACGACCAAGATACTGACCGTTCTCCGACTGAATAGCGTTGGTATAAGCCGTAATATCAAGTAAATCACGGTCTTCCATGCTAATATTGTCTATACCTTTTCTGTCCGCATCAACAGCAGCCGAATATAGTGCGCCATTAGTTGCCATGTCAGTCATGCCCATGTCCCATGTGCTCACCTTGCCTACGGCATGAGCTAAACCACGCCATGCACCTGCACCGAAAGCGAGCAACTGCTTGCCTTTCTTCGATGCCCAGTTGGAGGAGTCGTCAATCCATTGGTCGCTTGCCTTGCCTTTCTTGGCTTCCGCAAGAGTGGCGAGTCCGTCATTTACCTTATTGAGTTGGGCAAGCAGAGACTTGTATTTTGTGTCGGCAAAGCGTCCATTGACAGTAGAGGAGTTGTAGGTATGGATAGCACCGCCACTTCCTCGTGGCATGTCTCGCCAAGAGAAATCAACGGCTTCTGCGTCAAGTTCCCTGCCTCGTTGGTTCATCTCCTGCTCAATGCGCTGCTTCTCCCGAAGAAGATAAGCCTCTTGCTGTTCGGATTGGAAACGTGCCTCGTCAATGGCGTTCTGCTCCAAGTCTGCACCGCCACGTTCCTCGTATTCATTACCACTCTCTGTAATGTAGCTACGCTCAACCTTGCCACTCTCAGCGTTATATTGCGGTTTCGTCTCTACAACCTTGCTGTTTTGTCCAAGATGCACACCGCCTCCCTTTACGCCTAATGTCACGCCTGGTACACGAAGACCAGTATTAGCCTTCGCATAATTCATACGGTTCTTGGTACGCTGTAGCCCTGCTTTCGATTGCGCAACCATGCCAGAAATACCATTAAGCATATTCTGTCTCTCAGCTTCCGTCATACGGGTGCCCACTGTCTTACGAGGTTTCTGTACTGCCTTCTGAGGTTTCTGCGCTGGCGTCTGAGAGTGTGATGCAGTAGTAGACTCGTCAAAACCAAGCTGTCTGCTGAAACTATCGTAGGTGCCGTAATCGTATTCCTTGCTCGTAGCGTCATACAAACGCTTTCGCTTACCAGAGTCCTGTATATCCTTGCAGAACTGGTCGTATGTACCCATATCATATTCACCAGATAGGGCATCATATAGTTTCTTTCTATTATCGTCCATAATATTTTAACTCATTGGGTTTTTCTTCTTTCCTCCACCTCTGCCGCCATCATGCATAGGGTTCGGTTTCTGTTTATGCCTTATACCAGGATAGTAAACATCCTTATGCTTCTTGGTTGTGACGGTCTTCTTCTGATTTTTCACGACCTTGCCTCTATGCACAACATCGCTTTCTGTAGTATCAGTAGATATTGTCTCAACCTTATCTAACGTGCCATGCTGACGTGCATTATATACCGCCTCATCCTTTGTCTTGGCAATATGTCTCGTGCCATCCTTCTCATACCACGCATATCCACTGTTCACATTTCTGCGATGTTCTGCAGCTTGGGCATTAGAGTTATTTGCAGAAGCATTACTTGCCTTAGCAGAAGCCTTGTTTTTGGCAATCACGCTTTTCTGTGTCGCTTCTGCATATTTAGCTTCCACCTCTGCCTTCTTTGCCTTATACGTCTGCTCATTTATCTTGCCTTGACGGAGTTGCTTATCAAGATCATGCAACTCTGCAGCTCTGTTATCAGCCGACAACTTAAGAAGATAATTGCGGTAATCATTCTGCAATTTCGACATATAGCTTCTATCCTTATCATCTCTATCATCATCAAGAGCTTGCGCCTTCATCGCTTCCTGCATGTAATAGCGAGCGTTCTCCTCACGTTCCTTATTGAGTTTCTCCCACCGCTCTCTTGCTTTAGCACTAAGACTGTTTCTTGGGTCGAAAGCATTTGGCGCACCTTTCGTAGTGAAATAGAGGTTTGATAGGGCTGCAATGCCGTCGCCAATAGCTGCAAACACCTTATCACGCTTCTCCTTCTTGCGCTCTCTCTCCAGCTCTTCTGCCGTTGGTGGCTTGTAAGGCGACATCTGCCGAAACATTTCAACGTATGACATTTTATGTTCTGGAGCCTTTGCAGGTTGAGCTGCCTCGGGAGGTTGGGCACCAGCAGGAGTCGGCTGTGCCGTTGGCAATGGAGCCTTCTTGGTAACTGGCACTGCATCCTTCGGCTCCTTACCAGGCTCATAAGGAACCGTGATAGGCTGCTGCTCATTTCCTTTCATGGTGCCAGTATTCCAATCAAATGTAGGGACAGCGGAACCTGCCGTGCCGTCGTTGGCGTTGGCAGGTGAAGAAGGTGGAGTAACAGCACCACCAGGGACAGTAGCAGGAGCACCAACAACGGCACTACCGTCATTGACTTGCGTCTCGTTACCATCATTGCCTGTGGGAGCTGTACCGCCATTAGGCACTGGTGTCTTCGTTGGAGGTGCGGTTACCTCGGGCACCGTGCTTTGGGTGTTCTCTTTAGGAGTACCCAGTATTTGTTCTTTCGTACTTGCCATATCGTTACAGATTTAACTCCTTATCCTTGTTTTTGCCATACTTGATAGTTCCGAAGTCCATGTCACCTGCAACACTTGTAATGCCTTGCGTTGCTTGGCTGATAGCTTGAGCCTGCTGCTGACGCAACTGCATCTTCTGTGCATCAAGCTCATTCTTGCGAGCTTGGTATTGCTGTTCAATAGCATCCCTCTTGGCTTCCGAACTTGCTGCAACTTGACTTGTTGCGTCTGCCAGCACCTGCGTATTTGCAGCTTTCTCTGCCGCTACGCCCTCATCGGTGGTGCCCATGACGGCTGCACGTCCTGCTGCTGCCTTGTTGCGTTGCTTCAATCTCTCCTCTGTCAATGACAGAACACGTTGCGCATCGGCTCGTTGTGTAGCATCCTCGTTGTAACGACGATTGTACCAGTCTTGGTTCTCTCGCTGTTGCTTGTCGATGGTTTGCGCAACTTGCCTCATCGCTTGGCTTGCTTTGATGCCACCGAAGATAGCTCCTACAGCACCTATTCCTGCTCCTATGAGTCCCATATCGTTTACTTTTAAAGAAATAAATAATTGCTGCAAAAATAACGAACTACCTTTGCAAATAACTTTTATTTATTTACGCATGGTAACAAGAAAGAACACGAAAAAGGCTACGCCTGCAAAGAAGGCAAGCACAGCCAAGAAGAAAGAACTTGTGCCTACTGCACAAGAACAAACACAAGTACAAGAAGAGCAGGACGACGACCTGCCAGTGGCTCCAGAACTGAACATGAAGGAGCGTGTGAAGCGCAAGAAGACAGGAGGAAGACAGAAGGGCACGCAAAACAAAGTGACAACCGTCACAAAGGAAATCCTCTCCGACATGCTGGGCGACTACCAGGAGAGTGGTCTAATGACTGCCGACTTCCTTGCCCTCGAACCTAAAGACCGCATCCAGTGTGCCGAGAAGATGATGCAGTACATCTTGCCGAAGATGCAGTCAACGAGTGTGGACTTCAACAAGGCAACGAAGATCACCATCGAGCAGAAGCTGCGTGAGCTGTCAGAGGAGAATGATACTCCACCTTCTAAATAAATCTATTTTGGACTTGCAAATGCTGTTCGCCTTTTAGTACATATATAATGTACGCACGCACGAGGCA